TGTTATGAAAAGTACAAAAATGGGGATTGAGTGTGCGTATCACTGTGTATAGGACCCCACCTCCTGACGCTGGATTTTTGGGGGGCTGGGGGGTCGGTCGCGCCCAAATCTAACATTTGTTAGGCGTGCCCCTAGTTTTATTTTTGTTCACGAATTGATTGTTTTTTGTGGTACGTTTTGTTATAATAGAAACATGCCAACTGATAATCGTATCAGCGCATATGTAAGTAAAGGTAGTCTCACATGGATAACATCCAAGTAGTTTCCCCAGTAGCAGTAACATTAGCAGTTGCAAATCTCAGCGAGTCACGTACCCAATTGGTTAAGGGTATCGGCAAGATCGGCATTTTGATCAAGGGCTATTCATCAGCATTAGATCAAGCTTTCGACCTAGTTGACAACATGGGCGCAGTGACAACAAAGTGGTTTGACTTGAAGGGCGCTCTCAAAAAGGGCGTGAAAACCGAAAGGGCAAATTTTGCGGCAGACATGACTCAGGCGGGTTATACCAAATCAACGATTGACGTCTATTGGCAAAGGGTCAAAGAAGCATCGGGGTATGTCACTGCGGGTAACAAAGTATCCGGTGGCTCTACTGATGTCGATGCTAAGACACTCGCAGAGTTGAAGACCATGATCAACCGAATCTTCAAAGCAGAGGAAGAGGGCAAGACATGCGAAGCATCGGAGATCAAGGGTTTGTTGATGGATGCATACACTTCACTAGGTGGTGATGCTGACAACTTAGGGTAAACCATGATCGGGGGGAAACCCCCGATCTAACAAATGTTAGAAACTATCGGAGAATTTTATGGCACATCATATTTCGCTTAACGTCATCAACGGCGTGAAAATTTCAACTATCTTGATTGACGGCCAATATGAAACTTGCGTGTTCGACAGTAGGGGCAGTAATGTAATCGGTTATTACGCTACTGAGTCTGACGCAATCGCTGGACACAATCGGATAGTGACTGAGTTTTGGGACTTGGTCAATTCATAACCCTTACCCTGCTAACACCAAGCCCGCCAAGTGCGGGCTTTTTTGCGTCTATACGTTTCACGTGAAACCTAACATTTGTTAGTAGTCGCTAACTATTTTTGTTCACGGAGGTTTTTGGCTATGCCAGTTCTCCGTGCGGCGGTAGGGCTAAGTGATAGACTGCACGCAGTCTATCAGTATTTTTGCGCTTTGTCAACAGCTTTTTTTGCGAGTTATGCCAGTTCTCCGTGAAGCGGTAGGACTAAAAACTAACATTTGTTATGTTTTGGGGGGGTTTTGTTACGCAATGTTATTGTGTACCACGCCGCTAACCCGCATGGATGCTATATTGTTAAATGTTACAATGTTACGGCACATATATGGAAGTCCACCAAAATGAAAAAGAGCATCGAGGACAGCAAGTGCAATTCGTACCACGCAAGTTCATTTTGGCGACCCATATATATATACTCATAACATTATAACATTATAACATTACATCATTTTTCGCCCGCCAACCCGCATGGTTGAGCCATTTCATATTGTTATGCGTTTTCCCAAAAACACTAACTTTTGCCCCATTTCCGTAACATCCCAAAAACGCTGTTTCATAACACACCAAAACTGTTCACCTAAAAACTTGACATTACTGTAACTTTGTGGTATAATATAAGATGGTTTGGGGTAATCCTGCTCCAAGCCAAAACCTAACAACTGTTAGAAAGGTTAGATATGAATGAAGAAATTGTCCTCTTGAATTACGAGATCGACACGCTCAATGGGCAGACTACAAAACTGCTACACGACTGCGAGTCCCTGCTCACAACTGCCTTATCTGCGATGCCCAAACATCCGCATGTCACAACCGAGCGCATAGAACTTGTGCTTGCCATGATTGACGCATACCTTAAAAAAGGTAATCTATGACTGCGGCTATCTACATCATGTTCAACACCATCGTTGCTTGTTGCTTATTAGTAATCGGCTGGAACGGCACAACACAGGGCGGTGGCTATCTGCACTACCTATGCCTGATTGCGGGAGGCATGATCTTTGGTCACTTGGCGACCGAGATACTCAACTATGACGAAACCGATGACGAAGGGAAAAACTAACAAATGTTAGATTACAAAACCTGCATCGACTGCGGGGATGATGTCCCCGCCTCAAGATACCAAGCGTTCTGCGTATTTTGTGAGCACGACCGAGAGCGCAGTGCCGCAACCGAGCGATCAAGCTGGTGCGTGGTACAGGAATACACCAAAGGTAACTATCAGTTCGTTACCTCTACTTCAGCATCCACAACCTTGAAACAGACTAATCCGAAGGAGAACCGACTATGAGAGGGCAAATGCAAGACCAACCATTCACAAAAGTGATGGACATGCTCGAGTACCTAGCGGACAAGCACAGGCTTGAGCTTGATCTGAGTCTCATCAATTTTGCCAGCGACATATGGGCGCGTGGGCATGAGCGTGGCTACGAGCAGGGGCACGAGGTCGGCTACGAGAAGGGCATCCGTGACGAGTCAATACACAACCATCAACAAAGGAGCTAACAAATGTTAGAAAAATCAGACATCAAAGAAATCATTGCGCTGATCCAAGCCGCCGAGCTGGACATAGCGAGGTACTTGCAGAACCCTGAGGACTACATCGCAACCGAGTATTTCGAAGGAGTGCAGACCATACTGGGCGATGCGCTCTTCATTCTGGGCTCAAACCCCATACCACTACTTGAAGACTGAGAAGGACAAGATATGAACCTAGAACCCGCACGCACTGTTACGGTGCGTATTAAGAACGTTTATGGCGTGGAGAAAGTTTACCCAGCTTGTCCGCAAGCGAAGCTCTTCACAGACATATCAGGCACAGCTACGCTCAGACCCAACGACATCAAGGCAATCAAGATGCTTGGATATGGGGTAGTAGTTGAACAACAAACGATTGGAGCCTAACAAATGTTAGATAAAGCCGCACAAGAGGCCTTGGTCAGCCTGATGGAAGCCAAGCATACGCTAGAAAAAGAGGTGCTCACAGCCATGCGTATACCTGAGATAACAAACAGTCAGTTGGGAACGCTACGCAAGAAGTATCTGACGTTCTTAACGGAGTTCGAGGAACTCGAAGCTGAGATCGGGTCGCACCAACGTGGCACGCCCGAGGAATGGATGGATATGTGGAAAGGACAGAAAGATGACTAGGTATTACGTTACAGGGTGGAGTGCCCGCTTTGGGAATTGGCACGCTGAGGTGTTCGAGTGCAGGAACATGGAGGCGGCGAAGAAGAGGTTTGTGACGAGCTACCCAACGCTCAAGCAGATCAAGGTTTATCCGTTAAGAGGCTAACAAATGTTAGATGCAATGAAGGGGGACAACCCCCGATTGTTATGCCAAGACTGCTCGACTCCTTTGTTTCGGTGGTTCTTGTCGAGGGTTGATTGGGTTCGTGTTTTAAAGCAAATGAAAGGTAATTGATATGGGATATCAAACAGTAACGAATGTGCCGAGGGTAATGAATTACAGGCACGCCAAGCAGGTGTTCGACACCAGCAAGCCCATCCGTGGGCGCTCACCCGAGATTCGTCCGCTTGGTAACAGGCGTGATGCCGACACCTACTGGGTACGCATGGATGGGGAAGATGTGCAGTTCATGCTGTACAAAACTCCAGTCATTACATACAAGCCCGATGGTTCGGTGGTGTTGTTAACTAATGGATACGACACGGTATCTACGCACCAATTCTTTCAGCAGGTGTTAGGAGTCATAGCGGGCAGGAGTAAGGGTGCTTCAGTAGTCACACTTAAACAAAGTGGGGGCGTGGCGTCTTACAAATTCTATGGGCAGGACAAGCTCACCCTGAGGATGGGTGTCGATGGGTGGTATTGCGCGGAGGGAGCTACACCACAATTCAAGCTGAGTTTGAATCGCCGAGCCACAACAAATGTTAGGAATCGGTACAAAGAATTCATCACCTACTTCAAGGGGATGGTGAACCTGAGAACCGAGGAATTTCAGATGCGGTACTGGAACTCAGGCGTAGTTAAGGGTATTCGCGTATCCATACCCGAGTTGCAAGATGCGTTCGATCAGCCAAGTGTAGTCAATCCAGTAAACATCATCGGTGACTTTCACGATCTGACGAGAGCGCAACATATCGACAGATACCATTCGCAAATTACTGTCGAGCAATACACAGCCGCCGTGGATAAGTTCATAAAGAACATTAGAAGCGATCAGCCTGAGGACAACAAGCACATGAACTTCTACCGCATGGCGTTGGTGTTGCTCACCATACATGAGCGCATATACCCACAAAGGGACGAGACGGGTACGTTCGTAGTGCCGCCGAATACATTGCCCAAGTTTCTCGACACCTTACTTTTGAGGGCGCACGCCCACGAGGTGCTGATGAAGACAGAGTTACCGCTTGGGGAAGTGTCTAGCAATACGTACGAAAATTGGGTCAGAGAAACTTGACATGTACCTTATTTTGTGGTATAATTAAAGGGTTAGATGGATAAGTGTTTTTGTTTTTTGTGCAAGCAAGCCCTAACGCTAACAAATGTTAGGCATATTAGGAGAGTTAGAAATGTCAGAAGTTAATTTTGGTAAGAGCATCACGCTCAAGCAAGCATCTAAACTGATTCGTACGAATCCCGATACTAGGTTTCTCCTAAGAGGTGAACCCGGAATTGGTAAGAGTTCCCTGTTGGAGAGTATCGCTAGTGCCTTGGGCTACGACCACGCATACATAGATGTGCCCAACCTCGATCTTGGTGATATCGCAATGCCTGTGATCGACCACGAGACCAAGACCACAAGGTACTACCCCAATGCACGATTCAAACTGCATGAGAAGAAGCCTATCGTCATCATGCTAGACGAGTACACGAAGGGGGCAGACCCTGTGAAGAACATGCTTCACCCCATGTTCGAGAAGGCGAATCCCCGACTCGGTGACATCTCTTTGCATGAGAAGAACATTGTGTTTCTTACTGGTAACTTGAGCACCGATGGCGTAGGTGATTCCCTCAAAGCGCACTCTATGAATCGTTTGGTATCGGTAACTATTGCCAAGCCTGACGCTGAGCAGTGGATTGAATGGGCGATTGGGAAAGGTATCGAGCCCGAGGTGATTGCTTGGGTTAACCGATTCCCTCACGTGTTGGCGAGTTACACCGATGGTGGGCAGAGCGATAACCCCTACATCTACAACCCCAAGAAGCCTATGACTGCGTTCGTATCACCACGCTCATTGGAGACTGCATCCAACATCATCCGCACTCGCAAGGACAACGACCCCGATGCGGTGATTGCGGCGTTGACTGGTGCTATTGGTGAAAGCGGTGCTCGGGACATGCAGGCGTATGTGGAGTTCTCAGATCAACTGCCAACATGGGAGGCGATGATTAAAGACCCTAAGAATACTGCGATACCCACAAGTGCGGGTGCATGTGCGATTGTGATGTTCGGTGCGATTGCCCGAGTGGAGCGGGACACCATCGACCCATTCATGGAGTACTTGGAGCGGTTCGATGCCGAGTGGCAAGCGGTGTTCGCTATCAACATTGCGAAGTCTCCAGCCAAGCAGAACATTGCGTTTAGTGCGAGAGCCTTTACTGCATGGGTTGCCAAGAACCAAGACTTACTTTGATAGGAGCTAACAAATGTTAGGAATAACGAGAGGAGTATGCGATGGGTTATCGAAGTGATGTTACGGCGGTGTTCTACACACGCAGGGAAGAGGATTGGCCAGCGTTGAAGCTGTTCGTTGACGAGAACTTTCCTGATATGGATGGGTTCAAGGAGTGCCTCAAGGTAATTGACCCTACGTTTAATCATGCGTGGGGGTACGTGTTCGATGCCGAGGAGGTGAAGTGGTACGAGTCGTATGAGAGCGTCCGGAAGTTTGAAGAGCTTGCACATAAGTTCGTAGAGATAGCAGATGGGGAGGGCCATACGTGGTCGTATGAGTTCGCACGTGTAGGCGAGGACACGGATGACGTTGAGACAGACCGCTCGCAGAAGGCTGACTGTGTGTTGCACGTGAGCCGCAAGATTGTTTGTGATTTTTAAAAGGAGCTAACAAATGTTAGAAGAAAGACGAGTTCAGAAATCCAAGATCAGTTTGATGCGTAACCCTAAGTTCGCATTGCTGTCAGGGATATTGATGGTGGGCAAGACCAAGGTGGTGGACAACTTACCGACAGCGTGTACTAACGGCAGAGACGAGTCGTATGGTCGCAAGTTCGTTAAAGAACTGCGTGACCAAGAGTTGAACTTTGTGGTGGCGCATGAGAACTATCACAAGATGTACAGACACCTGACTACGTGGAAGAAGTTGCACGACATCGACCATAGCCTAGCGAATGCGGCTTGTGACTACGTAATCAACATCCAGTTGAAAGACCTAGACCCTGACGAGACGATCATTGCAATGCCTAGGTTTACGAGCGGCTTGATGAAGGGTAAACCGATGGGCTTTATTGACGAGCGATTCCGTGGGATGAATGCCAAGCAGGTGTTCGACATACTGCGAGAGGAGCAAGATGATGAAGGCGGCGGAGGCGGTGAAGGTGAAGGTGAAGGTGGCGAAGGTGGCGAGGGTAAAGGCGGCGGCGGACTAGACGAGCACGATTGGGACGGTGCTAAGGAGATGACTGCCGAGGAGAAGACGGAGCTAGCCCGAGACATCGACCAAGCGATTCGTCAAGGCATCATGACGCAACAGAAAGTTGCGGGTAGTGGAGCAGGTGGACTCAACAGGGAGTTGCAAGAGTTGCTTGAGCCCAAGGTGAATTGGCGTGAGGTACTGCGTGACTTTGTTAAGGCGACATGCAATGCGAAGGACGCATCATCTTGGCGCAGGGTTAACCGTAGGTTCTTATCCACAGGCGTGTACATGCCGTCGCTTATCGGTGAGAAGGTAGGTCACTTGGTCATTGCTATCGACACCTCAGGTTCGATAGGTGGTGATGAGCTGGGCGAGTTCTTGTCCGAGGTTAAGGGTATTGCGGAAGAGGTAAACCCCGAGGTGGTGGACTTGCTGTACTGGGATAGCGAGGTAGCTGGGCATGAGACTTACTCAAGCTCTACTGCGGCTGATATCCCCAGTTCAACCAAGCCCAAGGGTGGTGGAGGCACGAGTCCATCTTGCGTATCAGCGTATCTGAAGCAGAAGAACATCCAACCCGAGTGCGTGATCGTCTTAACCGATGGCTACGTAGGCAGTGATTGGGGTAGTGAGTGGACTGCACCAGTAATGTGGTGCATTGTGGGTGGGTATGAGGGCGATGCCGACAACGGCAAGACCATTCATATCAAGGACTGAAGTTAACAAATGTTAGGAATCAAGGAGTAAATCATGAGTATTAGTTCATCAGCGTTATTAGTGGAGTTGAATATCAGCGTATGGCCAGCGTCCAAGTTGGACAGGGAGATCACCGACAAGGTGAACAGCGATGCGTCTGCGGTTCGTGGTGCGAGTCAGACCAAGAAGAATCTGTTTGCGGGTACTAGTCTACGTAAAGACATATCAGACTTTGCGGCGAGGGTTCGGCTGTATCACAACAAGCACACGTTGCCGTGGGCTGACAAGGGTGAGCGCATGTTACCGACTGCGTTGTTCATGGACTACAAGCAGACCATCAATGGGTTCGAGCAGACGTTCAACATGATGTGTAACAACTTCTTCATTGAGTACCCGCGTCTTGTTGCAGAAGCACCTACTAACCTAGGCAGTATGTACAAAGCCGAGGACTACCCCGACATCGGTGAGGTCAAGCTGAAGTTCGGGTTTAGGAAGGCAGTAAAGCCCTTACCGGAATCTGGCGACTTCCGTCTAGACATACCAGCGCATGACTTAGAGGAGATGAAAAACGACTACGAACAACAATACAGCAATAGGTTAGCCGAGGCTATGCGTGAGCCGTGGGACAGGTTGCACAAGATGTTGGTGGGCGTGTCGGAGAAGCTGACCGACATCGAAGGCGATGATTCCAAGAAGCGTTACCACGACACACTTATCTCTAACCCCATAGAGTTGTGTGGATTGCTAACTAAGCTGAACGTGACCAACGACCCCAAGCTGGAGGAAGCACGCCGTCAGTTGGAGTTGACCATGCTAGGTGCAGACATCGAGAGCATCAAGGAGGACGCACAGTCACGAAGCGAGTTGAAGTCCAAGGTAGATGCTATCTTGGGTAAGTTTGAGTGGTAAGAAGTAACAAATGTTAGGAGTATCAGATGAGTGAATCACTAGGAGTAAGTATGAATCTGTTTGCGTTGAGTAACGTGGAGGTGCATCCAAAAATATCTAAGCAGATGGATGAGTTTGAGAAACTGGAGAACCCGCCTACCGACATGTGCAGAGTTGTGATGACGCTAGCAATGGCTAATCCGTTGTGGCGTTTTGTAGTATCAGAGAGGAGCGGCTTCAAACCAACGGGGTTTGAAGTGATTGATAGTGGTGAGGTGATAGGCAAGATCGGCAGACAGTACTACCGAAACGAGTACAAGATTGCGCTTAGCAACGACCGCATTAGCAGTAAGAGAGAACGCACATCCGCATACCGCACCAGCGATGTGGACAAGGCTATCTTGATGGCGAAGAAAATGTTCTTCCGGCTTAACCCTAGCGAACGTATTGGGAAGGCACACAAGGCGGCGGCAGAAGTGTTGGCTGATCAAGCGCATCAAAAGCACAGACTGCACCGAAGCTCCGAGTCCGACACAAGGAATGCGGCGACCGAGTTCATCATGGGGGCTGGGTTTCATTTGTTCTTGGCGCATGTGAACGGGCTACCCGAGGCTGAGCGTACACCCATACTAAAGAACATCGAAAAGTCTAACATCTTGAAGTTCGACATGCTTACTATCGGGTCAATCCGTGAGAAGTATGAGAACGAGAAAGCCGCACTCATCATCAAGGACGAGGGTAAGTACTTGGTCAGGACTGGACAAGATGTTCAGCTTTACGATGATAATACGCTCCCCATAGAGATGCGAGGCAAACTAGGTATTCTCAAGCTAGTGGAAGCCGAGCACTTTGTATCGAACGTAGGCTGTCGTATCAGCGACGAGATTTTTGTAGTACTTACAGAGGAGAACTAACAAATGTTAGACATCAATACCAGCACCGAAGCATACCTAACAGTACAGGGCCCATTCAAACGGCGCAGTGGGCTCTCAGTTGCAGCGAAGGTAGTATTAGTAAGTTTGCTCGCACTGCTTGTGTGGCTGTGGGTACGTTAGGAAAGAACGATCAATGAAAAAAGAAGACATGGTTTCTATACTTGCGACAGCAGGAGTAGAACCCCGCCTCATTGAGGCTATGACGCAAGCATACGAGATGGGGTTTGAGCAGGGAGCTAGAGCGTACGTGTATTTAACTGAAGTAGTTGAATGCGCTAAACAGATATGCGAAGACATTGATGCTTCAGAAGATATGTATAAAACCGCATGGCGTCCCACTAACACTAAGCCTTTTTGGTATGCGCTCAACAGACTAAAGGGGGTGGAATGAATTGTCCGACATGTGGTGCATGGACTAATGTTAAGGGCACTAGGAAGTCTCCCATCTTTGGGTACATCCGTAGGAGGGAATGCGGAAACGAGCATAGGTTTACAACCAAGGAGGTAGTTGTGGAGGAAGACGAAATCAAAGAAACCGTAGCGACCAACAACAGGAAAATAAAAAATGACGACAGGAATTGAAGAACTAAAGCCAATAGCAAAACGCAAGGGGCGGGGTCTTGGTAAGAAACCCGCGCTTTTTTGCACGAGCTTGCGTCTACCGAAGGAGGTGGTGGATTACTTTGACACCAACTTTGCGTATACAAAGCAAGCCAAGATGAGAGAAATTCTTACCGAGTACGTTCGACAGCAAACTAATAGGAGTTAACATGAAACAAGTAAGCAGAGCACAGAGAATCCGTGAGTACATGGCTAAGAATCCGACTGCGAAAGCACGAGAAATAGCAGATGCATTAAAGCTGACGCCGCAATACGTGCACCAAGTCGCATTCAAAATGAAAGCCGCTAAGCCCAAGGGCACAACTAAGCCACGAGTTAAAGTCGCCGCACCTAGCGTAGTAGAGGCAAAGGCAGAAGCAAAGCCAGAGGCTGATATGGTCAATTACCCCCCGCACTACACAACAGGCGGCATGGAAACTATCGACTTCATTGAGGCGAAACGCTTGAGCTTTCACCTTGGCAACGTGGTGAAGTACGTGGTACGTGCCGAGCACAAAGGCAACAAAGTGCAGGACTTGATGAAAGCCGATTGGTACTTGAAACGTGCTATCGTTATAGCGGGGACCGAGATTGGGGGACGACCTAGCTGATAGATGTGACGGTGTCTCCTGCGGGTAGAGGCTCCCCTTAAGCAAGCAGTTGCACTCTACTCGACCTACGGCGTGACGGGGGGCACGCAATCTATCAGCCCCCCAACCTAACAAATGTTAGGGTAAATCCTAGCCACCTTCGGGTGGCTTTTTTTCGCCAGTAGTTGACAAAGTCAAATCACTGGGTTACACTAACCGCTTGAAAATAAACTGGAGGGTTAGATGGCACAAACTCCTGAGGCCAAGGTCAAGGCCAAAATCAAAGCAATCCTTAAAGAACATGGTGTCTACTACGCTATGCCGATTGGCACAGGGCTAGGCAACAGCGGCGTACCCGACTTTCTCTGCTGTGTGCATGGCAGCTTTATTGCGATTGAAGCCAAGGCAGGTAAGGGCAAGCTTACTGCGCTACAAGTAAAAAACCTAACAGATGTTATGAAGTCAAAGGGCATAGCATTGGTCATCAATGAAATCAACCTAACAGTCCTTGAAGAAATTTTAAACAGAGCAAAGAACGCAAGTGAACGTATTAACTATTGACTTCGAAACCTACTACTCCTCTGACCTAGGGTTTGCCAAGCAGACAACAGAAGAGTACATCCGTGACCCACGCTTTGAAGTTATTGGTGTTGCGGTACAAGTAAACGATGGTGAACCAGTGTGGTGTAGCGGCGACCATGACACCCTATGCCAGTTCCTGACCTCCTACGATTGGGGGAATTCCCTTGCGCTGGCGCACAACGCCGTGTTCGATGGGGCCATTTTGAACTGGGTCTACGGCATTAGGCCTAAAGGCTGGTTAGATACGCTGTCTATGGGGCGTGCGCTTCATGGAACTGAAGTGGGCGGAAGCCTTAAGGTGTTGGCTTCGCACTATGACGTAGGGGTCAAGGGCACAGAGGTAGAGGATGCTAAAGGCCTTAAGCGGCAGGACTTTACTCCTGCACACTTAGCCACTTACGGTGAGTATTGCAAGAACGACGTTAAGCTCACCCAATCCATATTCTTGCTTATGAGCAACAACTTCCCAGCAGCGGAGTTGCGGTTAATTGATCTGACTATCCGTATGTTCACCGAACCTACGCTTGAGTTAGACCTCAGCGCGTTGGAAGAGCACCTAGAACACGTGATAGGTGTTAAAGAAGTAGCGTTGGGTGTGTATGACAAAGATGACCTAATGAGCAATCCAAGGTTTGCCAAGCTGTTGGAAGAACTTGGTGTCACGCCGCCCATGAAGAAAAGCCCAGCTAACGGAAAACTTACGTATGCGTTTGCCAAGAACGATGAGGAGTTTAAGGCGCTACTGGAACACCCACACGCAGAAGTTCAAGCTCTTGTAGCGGCAAGGCTAGGCACAAAATCTACGATTGAAGAAACACGGACAGAACGGTTTATCGGAATTGCCAAGCGTGGAACCCTACCGGTGCCCCTGCGCTATTACGCCGCACATACTGGGCGTTGGGGCGGTGACGACAAGCTAAACCTGCAAAACTTACCGAGAGGCTCAAAACTCAAGGGCGCGATCAAGGCCCCACAAGGCTACCTGATGATCGACTCAGATTCATCACAGATTGAAGCGCGTACGTTGGCGTGGTTAGCAGAACAAGACGATTTAGTAAAGGCATTTGAACATGGCGAAGACGTATACAAAATCATGGCATCGGCTATTTATGGCAAGAGAATCGAAGAAATTACAAAGGATGAGCGGTTTGTCGGTAAAACGACGATTCTTGGAGCGGGCTACGGCATGGGCGCGGCAAAGTTTCAGGCGCAACTTAAAAATTTTGGTGTTGAAGTTGAGGCGGAAGAAGCTAAGCGCATCATTGATACGTATCGAAATACATATCCGAAAATTACTCAACTATGGAAAGACGCGGGCACTGCGCTCAAAGCCATACTTCAGAAGCAGCACGCTGTATTAGGTCGAGATGATGTACTCAAGGTTGAGGGTGAAGACGGTGTGCGCCTACCCAACGGCCTGTACATTCGCTACCCCAACCTGCGCTTGTATGAAAGCGAAGAGGGCAAAGCCGAGATTGTGTACGACACCAAAAAGGGCAAGCAAGTCATACCGAACCGAATCTATGGCGGCAAGATGATTGAGAATGTTTGCCAAGCCCTAGCCCGAATCATCATTGGTGAGCAGATGCTCATGGTGGCTAAGAAATACAAAGTTGTGATGACCGTGCACGATGCGGTTGCTTGTATCGCTCCCGAGCACGAGGTTGAGACTGCTAAGGAATATGTAGAGCTATGTATGCGGCTACGTCCCAAGTGGGCGTTGGAGTTACCTTTGAACTGCGAGGCAGGATACGGGAGAAGCTATGGAGACTGTTAAACAACCCAAACCCCTACGTAAAAAACCCAAAGAGATCAAGTGGAACGAATGGTGGCCTTTCACACGCGCCACTGGAGATGCACTGCGACAACTGAACCGTAAACAAACTAAGCCACAACTTGATATACCGGAGGCACTGCTATGAAAACACCTGAAGACGAAGCATTTGAAGAGATAGAACGCATTCAGCGCACCCGCACAAAGTGGGTGCCTGTGAAGAAGCCACAAGATGAAATCATGGAGATGGCTAAACAAGCTGGCTGGCAATACGCACATGGCGACAGCGGATATGAACCTTTGTGGGACTTTGCCAAACTTGTAGCAGAAGCAGAACGTGAAGCGTGTGCTGAAATTTGCAAGAAACACGCTGATGTGTATGCCATGCTTGAACAAAACCCAACGACAAAAGCTGCATGGGCGGCTTGTATTGACAATCTTGACGCTATCCGAGCAAGGGGAGAGGCATGAATTACGAAACCTTTCAAGAATACGTTCGTGTGAAGTGTTTGTATGACGCGATTTACCAAGATCAAGAAGGTCGAGACATCCTTGTGATTCCGCTATTAAATGCGTACGCGATGGTGCACCGCGCACCACGTCCTTGGGTAAGGCTGACAGACAAAGAAATTGAAGAATGCTGGGACGGTGACCTGACGCCGTATCAGATGCAGTGCATCAGAGAGATTGAATCTAGGTTGCGGGAGAAGAACAATGCTTGAAATCTTTTTACTTTTATTGCTTGGCGGTTTAGCTCTTGTTGTTTCCGTCTTGATTGCAATTTACATTCTTAAGGACTGAAGCTATGACTTACGAGGACGAAGAGTTCAATCGTATAGAGCGTGAGTCTCGCATTAGGCAGGAATACGTACGGACTATGTATACCGCGCATCACGATTGCCCCAAGTGCGCCGAGTACAAAGAAGCTCGCAATTTATGGCGCAAGTTAGCATTGGATTTGTGGGATAACCAAAGGAAAAATGATGAGCGTAGTTTGGTCGTTTAGTAGCCTCAAGACATTTCAACAGTGTCCGCGCAAGTACTATCACACCAAGATAGCCAAAGACATAGTTGAGCCCGATACAACAGCTACGTTGTACGGCAAGACTGCACATACTGTGGCAGAGGAATACATCAAGGACGGTACACCTATACCGCCTGCATTTGAATACATGAAGGACACGCTTGATGCGCTTAACAAAATTGAAGGAGAGAAGCTATGCGAAGTGAAGCTGGGGCTGACGAAGAACTTGGAGTCTTGCGAATTCAATGCACCGAATGTTTGGTGGCATGGGATAGCCGATTTGGTAGTTATCAATCGGGAGAAGAGCCTAGCGCACTCAGCGGACTACAAGACAAGCAAGAGTGCGAGATATGCGGACGTGAAGCAACTCGATCTTG